AGAGGACGAAGCAATTGACCTGATGAAGAAAGGTCGCAAGGCGACGATCCTGACATCATCTAAGGGTTTGCTTAGTGGCGATGAAGAGGATGATGGTCGCACCCGCCGCCGCCGTTCATTGATTGGTGGATGATATGCTGATTGAGAAAAAGAAGTTGACGAATATAGCTGGACTGATGGGCGGCAACGCTGCCCAGCATGCCGCGATGTTGGGGCAGGCGACAGTTGATCCGTTAGAGCGTGCGCAGCAGAAAATGGCTGGTCGGACGCAGGGTGGCGCGTTGGCTGGCGTTCAGGACAAGAAGGTGCGCCCCAAGCGCACGTTAATGACAAATTATGGGATAGGCTAATGGTACAAGTTAATCCGCTCGTTGCGCGTTTAGACAAAAGATATAAGACGTTGCAATCGCAGCGGACAAACTGGGAAAAGCACTGGCAGGAGCTGGCAGACTTCATGTTGCCGCGCAAGGCTGACATTACCAAGAAGCGAACGCAGGGCGACAAGCGAACCGATTTGATTTTTGACGGCACGGCGATCCACGCTGTTGAACTGTTGGCATCTAGCCTGCATGGCATGCTGACATCTCCAAGCACGCCGTGGTTTTCAATGCGGTATCGTGATCCGGGCTTGCAGCGCGATGACGCTGCGAATGAGTGGTTGGAGCTGTGCATGGATCAGATGTATCAGCATTTCAATCGGTCTAACTTCCAGCAAGAGATCCACGAGCTGTATTATGATCTAGTAGTGTTTGGCACTGGTGCGTTTTATGTTTCTGCTGAAGAGGATGGCTTGCGGTTTGCGTGCCGTCACGTTGCAGAGATTTGCATTAGCGAAGACCCTAATGGTCGTGTTGATACAGTGTATCGAAAGTTTAAATTGTCTGCGCGTGCGATTGCGATGCAGTTCCCAAAGGCGAGCTTGCCGCGCAACGTTGCAAAAGACCTAGAGGAAGACCCTTATAAAGAGCATGAGGTTATTCATGCGGTATTCCCCAGGGCAGAAGCGAAAGGCAAGTTGGCAAAGCAGAAGCCTGTCGCTTCTGTTTATTATTTAGCTGACAAGAGAGAGCTACTGTCGGAGGGTGGCTTTGATGAATTTCCGTTCATGTGTCCGCGGTTTGTCAAGGATAGCGTAAGCACTTATGGGCGTTCGCCTGCCATGACTGCCTTGCCTGACGTTAAGATGCTAAACAAGATGTCTGAGACAACAATCAAGGCAGCGCAGAAGCAGATTGACCCGCCACTGATGGTGCCTGATGATGGATTTATGATGCCAGTGCGTACAACGCCGGGTGCATTAAACTTTTACCGCTCTGGCACGAGAGATCGTTTGGAACCGCTGAACATCGGCGCAAACAATCCCTTGGGCTTGAATATGGAAGAGCAACGCCGCAATGCTATTCGGCAGGCGTTTTATGTTGACCAGTTGTTGTTGGGCCAAGGGTCTAACATGACTGCGACAGAAGTATTGCAGAGGAACGAAGAGAAAATGCGGCTGCTTGGGCCTGTCCTTGGTCGCCTTCAAGCAGAACTGCTCCAACCGCTTATTTCTCGCTCCTTTGCATTGCTCCTTCGGGCGGGCCTTCTCCCAGCGCCGCCCGAGGAGCTTCAAGGTCAGGACATCGACATAGAGTATGTTTCACCTCTTGCCAAGGCTCAGAAGCTTACAGACTTGCAGGCGATGCTGCGCGGGTTTGAAATCTTGTTGCAAGTTAGCCAGGTTGCGCCTGTTACGGATTACTTGGATGGCGATGCGATGGTGCAGTATTTGGTTGAGACTGCTGGCCTGCCAGCGCGTGTGATACGCGGCACGGCAGAGGTAGAAGAGGTGCGCCGTCAGCAGGCCGAGCAGGCAGCGATGCAGCAGCAGATGCAGCAAGAGATGATGGCGGCTGAAGCAGGCGGCAAGATTGCCCCGCTGATTAAGGCTGCCCAAGAATGAAGAAGGTTGAAGATTTAAAACTAGCCTATCGGCGCACGTTCAATACAGATGACGGTGCGCAAGTATTGAGTGATCTCAAGACCCGATTTGGGTTTGAGGCAACCACGTTTTCTGGCGATCCTTATGAAACTGCATTTAATGAAGGACAACGCGCGGCTGTGCTGCTGATCGTCAGAATGTTGTCCGAAGAGAAGGATAAAGTATGAGCGAAGAGGCAATCCAAGATAGTGGATCTCAAGAGGCTGTTGCAGAGGCACCAGTTAGCTTTTTGGAAAGTTTACCAGAAGACTTGCGCAATGAGCCAAGCTTGCGCACGTTCACTGACCCCGGAGCATTGGCAAAGAGTTATGTAAACGCCCAGCGCATGATTGGCGCTGACAAAGTGGCGCGTCCCGGCAAGAGCTGGACGGATGACCAGTACAGTGAGTTTTACAGCTCCATTGGTCGCCCAGACAGCGCAGATGGGTATGAGTTTGATGTTTCTGGCGTAATGTCAGATGAAGAGGCATCAAGCTTTAGGCAGGCTATATTTGAGGCTGGTTTGCAGCCACGGCAGGTGAGCAGGCTGGAAAGATTTATCAATGAGCTTTCTGACAGCGCTCAGACAGCCACGCAGACGCGCACAGAAGAGGCTGTGTTTGAGGCAGAGCAACAATTGCGCTCTGAGTTCGGACAAGCGTTTGAGCAGCGTATGGGGCTTGCTCAGAGCGCTGCACGCACATTGTTGGGCAACGAAGGCATGGAGATGTTTGAGAATGTTCAGTTGTCTGATGGTCGGATGCTTGGCGATCACCCTGACGTTGTTCGGATGTTTGCAAACCTTGCAGAGCAGATCGGCGAAGACAATTTGGTTGGCGAGCCGACAGAGTTAATAATGACCCCCGAGGAAGCAAAATCTCGTATATCAGAGATGACTAGACGAGATGGCCCTTATTTTGATAAGATGCATCCAGAACATGATGCATACATTGAAGAGGTGTTGCGTCTTCGAGAGTTCTTATAGTGGATAACCGTATGGCCCACGAATAAGCTTGTACTCAAGTGGAGTAGCTGCCCTAAGCAGTAGCACGGCCCCGCAAGGGATAACCAAGCGCAGCAAAAACTGAAACTTAGCTAGGAGGTGACAAGATGTCCACCGAAGTAACTACAGCTTTTGTCAATCAGTTTTCATCAAATATCCAGATGCTGTCACAGCAAATGGGTTCTCTGCTGCGTAACGCGGTAGATGTTGAAAGCGTAAATGGCGAAAAAGCTTTCTTTGATCAAGTTGGTTCAGCGGCAGCGCAGTTGCGTACAACCCGCCACGCCGACACACCATTGATCGACACTCCACACTCACGCCGCATGGTCACAATGGCTGACTATGAGTATGCAGACTTGATCGACGATCAGGACAAAATCCGCATGCTTGTTGATCCGACATCAACTTACTCACGCGCAGCAGCCGCTGCGATGGGTCGCGCGATGGACGATGTGATCATCACAGCCGCGTTGGGCGATGCGTCTACAGGTAAAGAAGGTGCAACAACAACAGCATTTGACAGCAACAACCAGATCGCAGCAGCGACATCTGGCTTGACGCTTGCAAAGCTTATCCAAGCAAAAGAAATCTTGGATGCTGGTGATGTTGATCCATCAATCCCACGTTACATTGCTGTGTCTCCAAAGCAGGTCACTGACTTGTTGAACAACACAACAGTAACATCAAGCGACTACAACACAGTCAAGGCGCTTGCGATGGGTGAAATCAACACATTTGTTGGCTTCAACTTCATCGTAACAAACCGTCTTGGTGTTGATGCCTCTTCTGACCGCCGTTGCTTTGCATGGGCGCAGGACGGCATCAAAGTTGCGATGGGTAAAGAGCCTACAGCTCGCATTGATGAGCGTGCTGACAAATCATACGCAACGCAGGTCTACTACTGCCAAACTCTAGGTGCGACACGCATGGAAGAGGCAAAGGTTGTAGAGGTCTTGTGCGAAGAGTAAATAAGTTGGGGCGGTTCGCCGCCCCTTCTTTTACATGGAGATAGCTGATGACCAGTACGGTTGATATTGCAAACTACGCGCTGAACAGCTTGGGTGCGAATAACATTTCAAGCTT